ATCACCCGCATCCCGAAGCCCCACGAGGTGGGTGTCCTGTTCGGCTCCGTGCCCGAGCGCATCCTGGACTCGTTATTCGAGAGCGACCCCTATGCGGCCACCCAGGTGGTCAAGACACTCTGGGACGTGTTCATCCCCGACATCACACCGACCTTCTACGCTCCCTTCGCGGCGGTCAAGAACAACCGCATCGAGTACACTGGTGCGCCCGTGCTCCGAGCTGATATTGAAAAGCGTCTGCCCGAGTACCAATTTACCGAGTACACGAGCCCGGTCGCCAAAGCTATTGGCTCTATCATAGGCTACGTGGAGTACGACATCATGGGGCGTGAGCTGGCCGGCCCGGAAGCCTCCCCGGCCATCCTCGAGCACTTCTACAATTCGTGGACCGGCAGCTTGGGCCGCCACTTACTGGACGCGGTCGACCTGTTCCTAGGAAAGTTGGAAGGCGCGCCGGCCCCCACCCTATCGGACATCCCGTTCGTCAAGGCGTTCAACGTCCGCTACCCGTCAGGCTCGGCCGTCCCCATCACCCGGTTTATGGACGAGGCCAAGAAATTCGAGCAGGTACAGGCGTCCTTCCGGGCACTCGAGAAGCAGGGCGCTACTCCGGAGCTGGCCCAGCTACTGCGACGACACGGGGCAAAGCTCATAAAAATCGGACAAGTTACCACCAATTTGGCCGAGCTGCGAACACTTATTCGCCAAATCTGGACCGCCCCGAAAGGTACCCTGACTCCCGACGAGAAGCGCCAGATGATAGACCAGCTCTACTTCGCCATGATTATGAACGCGAAGTTCGGCCTGGAACAAATACGCAAAATCAAGGAGTTAGAGGGTACGCTCGACTTCGATGATATAATGGAGAAATAGAGGATAGCCCCATGACTGTTGCCACAATCATCAACCGCGTCCAGACGGACGGAGACGACTCCACAACTTCGTTTCCGACGACCGGCTTCATTTTCTTCCTGGAGGCGGAGCTGAAGGTCTACCTGATTGATACGACCACAGACCCGGAGACCGAGACGCTGAAGACGCTCACCACTCACTACACGGTGACGGGCGGCGATGGGGCAACCGGTACGGTGGAGATGATTACCGCTCCCACCTCGGACGAAGAATTGCTTATCATCCGCGAGCTGCCGTTGACGCAGGGTGTTGACTTGGTGAACAACGACGGCTCGGACGCCGAGGTGACGGAAGATGTGTTCGACCGGGGCGTCATGATAGCGCAGCAGGTGCAGGAGCAAGTTGACCGCAGCATAAAACTGCCGGTGGGCAGCGAACTGACCGACTTGGCAATTCCGGAGCCTACATCAGAAGAACATCTTCGGTGGAACACGGCAGCCGACGCTCTGGAGAACGTGGATATTGTCTCACTCGGGGCTATCGGCCTACCACTTACCATTGTGAACGGCGGTACCAATTCAACAACCGCTGCGGCGGCGAGAACTGCGCTCGGACTTGTCATCGGGACCGACGTACAGGCTCCCGTTACTACTACGCGCGGGGACATAATTCGAGGAGATGCTGCTGCCGGAGATGCTGAACGCCTCGCCGTCGGTGCGGCCGATACAGTGCTCTCGTCTGACGGTACCGATGCTTCCTGGACTGCCGTAACGCCTTGGGCAGTGCCTGCAGGCGCAGTTATCGACTGGCCCGTCTTCACGGTTCCCACCGGGTACCTCCAGTGCAACGGCGCTAGTATTAACCGCGTTACCTACGCAGACCTGTTCGCCATTCTGGGCACCGATTACGGTAACGTAGATGGTGATACTTTCAATCTTCCGGATTACCGTGGTGAGTTTCGTCGTGGATGGGACAACGGGGCCGGCAGAGACCCGAACGCAGGTACGCGAACCGACCGAGGGGACGGCACCACAGGCGACGTTGTCGGCTCCAAGCAGGCGGCTGCGTACGCTTCCCACACACATACCGGCCCCTCTCACGTCCATAACATCACAGATAAGTTCGCTGATACCGACTCTGGCTCCGGCGTGTCGAATGTTTACCAGGCCACAGCCACTTATCCCGCAACCGTGCATACCAACGACATCGTGAACTTCGTCACAGACGCCGCCGGCACGGGTGCCACGGGAGGGAGCGGCGGTAGCGAGTCTCGCGGTCGTAATATCAACGCCATGACTGTCATTAAGTTCTAGGAGTTCGCATGAAAATCTACCACTATAACCGGGACACTAAAGAATTCCTCAGTTCTGGGAAGGCAACGCCGGACCCCCTGGAGCCTGGGCGCTTCCTTGTACCTGCCGACGCTACCTTCATCCCCCCGCCTGCCATTCCTACGAAAAAAGCGGCGACCTTTGACGGCACCGCCTGGGGGTTAGTCGAGGACCACCGCGGCACTTTTATTTACAGCCTTGCGACTGGCGACGAGGCTACTGTGACCGGCCTCGGTCCAATCGACCCTCTATTCACGACCGTTAAGCCCATACCCCCGTCGCCCCCGCCGCCGGCTCCGCCCCTCACCAAAGACGAGCGCCTTGCTCTGTACGAAAACGACATCGTTTTCGCCGCTCTGCTGGAGGTACTCGCTGACCGCTTCAGCGTCAATCTACCGGAATTGCAGACCCAGTTGAAGGCGAAGATGCCGTAACATGTCCGACCAAATGACACAGATTGCCGGTGCGCTTGGCCGCATCGAGCAGAAGATTGACGGCCACATGGAGACGGCGGCCGGTCAGTTCGAGCGGCAGACGGTCATCAATCGCGACCTGTACGAGAAGTACGCCGTTCAGGACCAGTTCCGCTCCCGCGTCAAGGGGGTTTCCAAGGGCGCGTCCGGGGTAACGGGGGTCGTCGCTCTCATCATCGGCATCTGGTCAAAGTCCAAGGGCCTCTGGTGAACAAAACGCAGCGCGAGAAAGACCTGCGCGCCATCGCATGGATGATAGAGCATCACATCAGCGAGACCGATTGGTACAGCGACTATGAGAACATCAAGACGTTCGACTACACGCTCACGCGCGACGACGAGTTTGGCGACATTGAGGCATACATACTCTGGACGGACACGGGTGACTTTATCCGCGGGCTCCGCTCGGGCGTGCGTGTTGCATCCCGTGGCCGAGGGCTGGGGGTTGCCCTCTATAAACGAATGGCGCGACTCGCAAAGCGACGGAGCAAGACCTACAAGACGTACTGCGCACTGACGAACATCGTCAGCCTGAACGCTCACATGAAGGCTGGCATGAAGATTGAAAAGGTAGTACACTACGAAGGGCTCACAGCTATCCATTTAACGACTTAACTGGAGACTGACCCATGAGGCTATTCAAACTTGCAACCGCTGCTCTCTTATTCTTCTCCATTGTCGGCTTCTCCGCCTACGACCGGGACAACATGATGTACCAGGCCGCCGCCACAGTACACCGGGTGCTGCTCCCTGACGGTTCTGGCTCAGCTGTTGCTATCCGAGCGGGCACCGCTGTGGTAGCTGCGCATGTAGTCGTTGACGGGATAGAAGATATGACGATAAAGGGGTACGAGGCAGAAAGCATAGAGTACGTAGACTTTTCCGACAAGGTGGACCTTGCTATTGTATCAGTTCCGGGCCTGCTTTGCCCCTGCGCTGAACTTGCTCGCACCAGCCCCTTCTACCTGGAGGAAGTTCTTTCTGTCGGGTATCCACTGGGCATGGGCATCAAGGTCACCACTGAAGGGCGATACCAGGGAGATTTAAATGACGAGCGGCATTTGTTTACCGCGCCGGGAATCTTTGGAAATTCAGGAGGAGGCATTTTCAATGAAGAAGGGGCTCTGGTAGCTATCCTGACGGGGGGAGCTTTTTATCGAATCCCTGGCGCCCCCCATCTCCCTGCAGCAGTCCCCCATCTGGCCTTTGCCACACCTATCAAATCAGTTAAGGAAGTTTTGCTGTGCGCGGACAGCATCGGACTCTGCGACGAAACACCGTGATATACTAGAGAAAAGAGGAAGTCGAAAATGCCTATGAGCGGAACACATGTCTTCGGGGGCGGCGAAGGCACATCTGAGGAAAAGAGCCAGCGAGCCCGGAAGAAGGCGGACGACGCAGCCCGCAAGGCCGCCGCGGAACGGCGCAACGACAGCGGGGGCCGCCTGCTGGGCGGGCAGACGAAGCGCGCCTCGGAGGCGCTGAAAGCCGCCGAGCGCGAGAAAGACGACTTCTTCAACCGGCTATGATTGACGCCATTCTGACTCTCCCGAAGAGAGGAACCGACGCCTGGGGCGACGGCGCCTTCGGCGCTCGGCGAGGGGGGCACACGCATCGCGGCATCGACTACGCTTGCGAACCCGGCGTGGTTATCTTGTCGCCCGTCGCGGGGGTCGTCACGAAGCACGGCTACTGCTACGGAGATGACCTGAGTTACCGGTACATCCAGATAACCAGCCATGTCTATAGGCGCCATCACCGCTTGTTCTATGTTTTGCCGAGCCTGGCTGTTGGCAATGCGGTAGAGGTGGGGGAGGACATAGGCGAGGCGCAGGACATCTCCGCACGCTACGACGCGCGCATGGTGAACCACGTCCACTACGAAATTAAGATGGACGGAAAGTACATCAACCCAGAGGATTGAGACTGGACGAAGTGATTTCATTCAACGAGGAGTAACAGCATGTTCAAATATTTATTTGCACGATTAAGCGAAGCATCCACATGGCGCGGCTTTATTGCGTTTGCCGCGGCGGCGGGCGCCACCATGAGCCCGGAGCAGAGCGCGGCCATCGTTGCCGCGGGCCTGGCTATAATGGGCGTCGTCGGAATCTTCTTCAAGGACAAAGGGGCGAGCGCATGAAGGTACTTCTTCCCCTCGTTCTCAGCTTGGCCCTGCTGGCCGGTTGCGGCGGGGCGCCCCTCAACCCCGAGGTCCAGCGACAGTTCTATATCTGGCAATCGTGTGTCGCGTACCACAAGGCCCTGGACACGCTGTCGCTCTTGCGTGAGGCTGGTCAACTCTCACAAGCAGAGATTGGCTCGGTGCAAGCTGTGGTCGATGTTGTCGGCCCGTGGTGTGAAGCACCCGAGGCTCCGGAAGTCGACGCAGGCTACATCGACGCACAGCTCGACGCAGTTCTCGAGCGCATCATCATCAGCAGGAGTTTGAAAAAGTAATGGACCCAATCACAGCAACAGCTCTCGCCCTTTTTGTCGTTCGCAAGGGAAAGGAAGCCTACGACGAGATGATGAAGGACCATTCTGACCTGACTCCGGAACAGTTCCTCGACAAGTGGACCGCTTCAGCAGCGGCCTCCGCCGAGGCGCATGACCGCTGGGATGCCGCAGCAGGAAGCGCCGTCAGCGAATAGTAGCATGTCTCATGCGCCCGCCAGAGCCTCTGGCGGGCCTTCTTCCTTTCCCTCTCAACACAAGGTACGAACCATGAAACGTCTCGTTAAGCTTGTAGCCTTTCTTTTCGCGCTTGCCCTTATTGGCTGCGCCCCCGCCCTCGCGGTCTCAGTGGATGACATCCTCGATGCTTGGTCCGAGAAGGGCACGGGCGGGATTATAGCAATCGTCGAAGACCCGGAAGACGCAGAAAGAGAAGCGTATCGAGTGCGCCTGCTCACAAGTATGTCCGGGCCAGTTTTTAGGTCAGAGATAAACTCTCTTTTGGAGGACGATGTTCCCGCGTCATACTTCGTACACTTCAGAATCCGGATAGATTCGCATGACTCGACGACGCAGGGCATTTTGCTCACGCAGCTCACCCCCGCTTGCTGGGTGCATGTCCGACTGAAAGAAAAAGCGGGAGACTTTATGATTAGTGTTGCTGACATCGACGAGGGGGCCGAAGCTAGCTGCGACCCACCGAATCGCCTCCCGTCCGAGGAAATCATCGACGAAGAAAATCTCGGAGCCATCGACTACGACGAGTGGATAGAGCTTAAACTCAGCGGCCTCGCTGACGGAGCTAACTCGCGAGTACGCCTAAAGCGGCTTGTCCTGGGCGAGTGGGAGGTTATCTATGCCTGGTCCGGCACGCTCAACAGGGAGACGCCCGCCGAGTGGCACTTCGGCGCGTACACCGGAACGAGTACGCCTGAAGAAAATTACCAGATATACTTCCAGGTTCTTGGCTACAACAACATGGTGTCCACGGGGAGCTAGTACCCAGTGGAGGGCGACTACGGCTTCTGACCTGCTGTTTCCCGGGAGGGGGGCCCCTTCCGGGACAGGAAAAACCCGTGCGTCCGTCTGGGGCCCACCAGGAGCCCCAGGC